ATGATTGATAGCTGGGGCACCGAGAAACTGGCGACGTTCACCACGCTGGAACAGACGTTCTCTTGGTTGCCGGGCTACATCAGCCGTACGCTGGGGCCGAGCGGTGATTTTGTAGGTGTCCGCCCCGTCCTGATGGACGACGCCACCTACTTCATCGACCCGGCCAACGGAATATCGTTCGGCATCAAGCTGATCAACCAGCAGCAGTACGATGGCATTGCGGTCAAGACGGTGACCAGCACCTATCCCCAAGTGATGTGGATCAACACCAACTTCCCCAACATCGACATGCACATCTATCCGGTGCCCACCAAGGTGCTGGAGTGGCATTTCATCTCGGCGGCGGCTTTGGACCAGCCGGCTACCCTCGCCACCGACATCCTGTTTCCGCCAGGATACCTGCGGGCGTTCCGCTACAATCTGGCGTGCGAGTTCGCACCAGAGTTCGGCGTCGAGCCGTCGCTTCAGGTCAAACGGATTGCAATGACGTCAAAGCGCAATCTCAAGCGCATCAACAACCCTGACGACATCATGTCCCTGCCGTACAGCATCGTCGGCACCCGCCAGCGGTTCAACATCTTTGCCGGGAATTACTGATGACCGATATCAAGATCTCGGCGCTGCCGGTTGCCACCTCGTCTGCTACGACGGACATCCTGCCCATCGTGCAGGGTGGCACTACCAAGCAGTTGACCAATGCGCTGCTGTTCACCAGCGCCACGCTGGTTACCCCGGCGCTTGGCACGCCGGCTTCAGGCGTGCTGACCAGTTGCACTGGCTTGCCCATCGCCACGGGCGTGTCTGGGTTGGGCACTGGCGCGGCTACGTTCCTTGCCACGCCGACGTCTGCCAACCTTGCGCTTATGCTTACCGACGAGACGGGCACCGGGGCAGCGGTCTTTGCGACCGCACCGACGTTTACCGGGATGCCGCGTATCCCGGTTGCCACGGTGGCAGCGGCAGGCAGCACGCTGGCAACTGCCACCTCGATGACGCCGGGCTTTGTGTTGGTCACCGCTGCCGACGCTACAAAGGGCGTTGTCTTGTCCTCGTCCACGGTGGCGGGCGACGTCTACATCATCAAGAACAACGCTGCCGCGATCCTGAAGGTCTACCCTGTCTCAGGTGGCACCATCAACGCAGGCGCGGCTAGCGCGGCGCTCTCGGTGGCCGCCAACACGTCCCTCATTCTGGTGGCCTACACCAGCGCCGCTGCCTACACCATCCCGCTCGTACCCTCATGAAGACGCCCATCCTCGGCTCATCCTATGTTGCCCGCAGCGTCAACGCTGCGGACAACCGCATGGTCAATCTCTTTCCAGAGATCGTCCCCGAGGGCGGCAAAGAACCGGCGTTCCTCAACAGGGCGCCAGGGCTACGATTCTTGCTGTCTGCGGACGTGGGGCCGATCCGAGGGCTGTGGCAGTTGGGCGGCTACATGTTTGCCGTCTCGGCCAACCAGTTGTACCGCATCGATACAACATGGACGGCCACGCCGGTCGGCTACATTCTGGGCACTGGCCCGGTGTGCATGGCCGACAACGGCACGCAGATCTTCATTGCCTGCAACGGCCCCAGCTATATCTATGACGTCAGCACGTTGACGCTTGTTCAGATCACAGACCCAGACTTCCCCGGTGCGGTGATGGTTGGGTTCTTGGATGGGTACTTTGTCTTCAACGAACCCAACAGCCAGAAGGTCTGGGTCACGGCGCTGTACGACGGGATTAACATCGACGGGCTGGCGTTTGCTAGTGCAGAAGGCTCACCTGATGGGCTGATATCGCTGATTGTGGACCACCGTGAGGCTTGGCTGTTCGGCACCAACTCGGTCGAGGTCTGGTACGACGCAGGCAACATCGGGTTTCCGCTGGCCCGCATCCAAGGCGCGTTCAACGAGATCGGTTGTATCGCGCCGTACTCGGTCGCCAAGCTGGACAATGGCGTTTTCTGGCTGGGCGCCGACGCGCGCGGCAAAGGGATCGTCTACCGATCAAATGGCTATGCGGGCGCTCGTATCTCGACCCATGCGGTCGAGTGGCAAATCCAGAACTACGACACACTGGCCGACGCCACGGCGTACACCTACCAGCAGGACGGACATGCCTTCTATGTGCTGAACTTCCCCACAGGCCGCACGACTTGGGTGTATGACGTCGCCACCCAATCGTGGCATGAGCGGGCCTACTGGGACAACGGCACGTACACCCGGCATCTGGCCGACAATCAGGTGTTTTACAACAACACCACGGTTGTTGGAGACTGGCTGACCGGCAACATCTATGCGTTCGATTTAGAATATTACGCCGACAACGACACCGTCCAACGGTGGCTGCGGTCTTGGCGTGCGCTGGGGCCTGACCAGAACAATTTGAAACGCACCCGGCATGATCTGCTGCAACTCGACTGCGAAGTCGGCGTCGGCATCCAAGGCACGTCTAACTTCACGGTCGAGACAGTCTACCTGACTACGGAAGCCGGTGACCAGATTGAGGCTGAGAACGGCGACAATCTTATCCTTGCGTCGGCGCTTACCACAGGCGTGGACCCCCAAGCCATGCTGCGGTGGTCGGACGATGGCGGGCACACTTGGTCGGCAGAACATTGGCGCAGCATGGGCAGGATTGGCGCGTCGGCTACCCGCGTCATGTGGCGTCGGCTGGGCATGACCCAGCGGTCCCGCGACCGCGTGTACGAGGTGTCTGGCACCGACCCGGTCAAGATTGCTATCGTCGCCGCTGAACTAACCATTTCGCCTACCAATGCCTGATATTTCCAATATCCCCTCGGCCCGCGTCCCGGTTCTGGACGACAAGGGCCTGATGACCCGGCAGTGGTACCGGTACTTTTTCAACCTGTTCAACCTCACCAACGCCGGGTCTTCGCCCACCAACGCCAACGACCTTGCGCTGGCGCCCGCGCCCCAACCGTCCACGGGCGCAAACCTGAGCGGCGCCACCGGCACGCTCGGCACCGCCAACGGCGGTACCGGGCTGGCCGCGACCCCGTCGAACGGACAGTTGCTGATTGGCAACGGTACGGGCTTCTCGCTGAACACGCTCACGGCTGGCACAGGCGTCACGCTGACCAACGGCGCGGGCACCATCACGGTGGCGGCGTCGGCTGCTGCGTCGGCTGCCAACCTGACCGGCGGCGTGGCAGGGTCGTTGCCATATCAGAGCGGCGTCAGCACGACGACGTTCCTGCCCATAGGCACCGCGTCTCAAGTCCTCCAGGTCAACGCAAGCGCCACGGCGCCCGAGTGGGTTACGCCTTCTGGCGGCACGGTAACCAGCGTTGGCTTTACAGGTGGTATTGTCTCGGTCGGCACTCCCACCACGACCCCGGCGTTTACCATCGCGGGCACGTCAGGTGGTATCCCGTACTTCTCCAGCGCGTCAACCTGGGCTACGTCTGCTGCGCTTGCGGCCAACGCGCTGGTGGTCGGCGGCGGCGCTGCGGTCGCGCCGTCCACGGTGACCACCGGCGCGAACGTACTGACGGCTCTCGGTGTCAACGTCGGCACAGCCGGCGCGGTCGTTGTGAACGGCGGCGTCTTGGGCACACCGTCCAGCGGCACCGTGACCAACCTGACTGGCACCGCGTCGATCAACATCAATGGCACCGTAGGCGCAACAACCCCGGCTGCTGGCGCGTTCACTACGTTGTCCGCGTCCTCGACCGTCAGCGGCACGGGCTTCAGCACTTATCTGGCTTCGCCGCCGGCTATTGGCGGTACTGCTGCGGCTGCTGGCGCGTTCACTACGCTATCAGCCAGTAGCACCGTCAGCGGCACGGGCTTCAGCACTTACTTGGCGTCGCCGCCGGCCATCGGTGGTACAGCGGCTGCGGCCATTACCGGCACCACAATTACGGCCAACACAGGTCTAGTCGGGCCGCACAACGGTACTGTGGGCGCCACGACACCGGCTACTGGCGCGTTCACGACTGTCGATGGAACTACAATCACTGCCAGCGTTACGTTCAATGGACCTCATAACGGCACTGTAGGCGCTACCACGCGCAACACCGGGGCGTTTACCACCCTTACTGCAAACAGCACGTCCACGTTTACGGGTGGCCATGGCAAGAACGCTTTTGGCGCGGTAGACGCAGCGGGATTGCTTGCGCTCAACGGCAACGCCACAGGCGCCACCACGCTGTACAGCATGTACCTGAACCAAGCGGTTCAGACTGACGTGACGGTGGTCTTTGACAGCATCAGATGCGCGCCTAGTCTTGCGGCGGCGACTGCAACCGGCACTGTGCGAGGCTTCAATGTGCAGGGCGCCACTTTGGGCGCTGGCGCTAGCATCACGAACCAAGTCGGGTTTAACGCGGGGTCCACAATAACCACCGGCACCAACAACTATGGGTTTTTTGGCAACCTCGCAGCCGCAACAGGCAGTTGGAACTATTACGCCGCTGGTACGGCAAACAATGCCTACGCGGGCAACTCTCGCTTCGGCGGCGTCACGGTCCCCGTCGCTACGGTGGATGTCACCGGCTCTGTGGCTGCCACCACCACCATCCTGTCTACCGGCGCTACCAGCGGCGTCGGTTACGCTACGGGCGCGGGCGGGTCGCAGACCCAGCTAACATCCCGCACGACGGGCGTCACGCTAAATACAATCTGCGGTAAGATCACGCTCTTCTCGGCCACTACGACGGCGGGCACGTTTGCCAGCTTCACGGTGACAAACAGCGCCGTTGCGGCTACTGATGTGGTGGTTATCAATATCGGTTCTGGCGCCACGGCAGATCGGTACAACGTGACAGTCACCGCCGTGGCGGCAGGGTCGTTCCGCGTCCAGATCCACAATGTCGCGGCGGTGGCCGTGGCCGAGGCGCCCGTCCTGAACTTTGCCGTCATCAAGGCTGTAACCGCCTAACGGAGGCTCCTATGACCATTGCTCTCTCACCCCTGGCGGGCGCCGGCTGGCAGTTCTTCGACGACAATGGCGTGCCGCTGGCCGGCGGCAAGATCTATACCTACCTGTCGGGCACCACGACGCCCGCCACCACCTACACGTCCAGCACAGGCGCCACGGCCAACACTAACCCTATCGTGCTGGACGCCGCCGGACGCGTGTCCGCCGAGGTCTGGCTGACCGACGACATCCAGTATACGCTGACGCTTCAGAACTCGTCGTCGGTGCAGATCTGGTCCAAGGACGGCATCAGCACCTTCCTAAGCACGTCTGGCCGCCCGGTCATCGTCCCCTCGTCCGCCACGCCTGCCCAGACCGCAGCCGGTTCGCTGGTCTGGAACACAACCAGCCAGGTTCTGACCGCCGGCAACGGCTCTGGCCGCGTGACGTTCGTTGACACCGCGACCGCCCAGACGCTGACCAACAAGCGCGTTACGCCGCGCGTCAACACGGTGGTGTCGGCGGCGACTGTCACCCCAACAGCCGATCTGAGCGACCTGTACACGGTCACGGCGCTGGCGGTGCCTGCTACCATTGCCGCGCCCACCGGCACGCCTACAGACGGCCAGCGCCTGCTGATCCGCATCTTGGATAACGGCACGGCGCGGGCGCTGACGTGGAACGCCATCTACCGGGTGGTTGGCGTCACGCTGCCTACCACGACCACGGCGTCAAAGACCGCGTACATCGGTTGCATCTACAACGTCGCGGCAACGTCTTGGGATGTTGTTGCAGTTACGACACAGGCGTAGCATGGCGATCACATCCGCACTCGTCGATGCCGCCACGCTGGTTGTGGCCAACGTCATCGTGGCCGACCCGGCAGTGGACCCGGCGCCGCCGGGCTATCTGCTGATCCGGCTCCAGCCCGGCGACGATTGCCAGATCGGCTACATCTATGACCCGGCGACTGGTACATTCTCACCAGAGGTGACCTGATGGCCCTGACCACGATCATTCTCACGACCGGCACGACATGGACCGTACCGAGTGACTGGAACTCTGCCAGCAACACCATCGAAACGATTGGTGGCGGCGGGGGCGGCGGCAACGCTCAGGGCGGCGGCGGTGGCGGCGGCGCGTACGCCAAGATCACCAACCTGACGCTGACCGCTGGGGCCTCGGTCATCATAGCGGTCGGCGCAGCAGGCGTAGGCAGCGCCGTTGCGGGCACCGCAGGCACTGACGGCGGCGATACTTATTTCAACGGTGCGTCTCTGGCCGCGTCAAGCGTCGGGGCCAAGGGTGGTACCGGCGGTACAAGTAGCAGCGGTTCAGCCGGGTCAGGCGGCGGGTCGGCCACGTCTGTCGGCACGGTCAAATACTCAGGTGGCAACGGCGGCGCGGTAGGGTCGTCCAACGGTGGCGGCGGTGGCGGCGGCGCGGGCGGGCCAAACGGGATTGGCGCGGTCGGCGGCGCGGCGCGCACGGCGGGCAACCCGTACACGGGCGGTGGTGGCGGTGGTGGCGGCGGCGGGACGGCAGGGCAGCAGGGCGCCAGCAATTCGGTCGGCGGCGCGGGCGGCAACAATTACCTTGGCGCTGGCGGTGGCGTGGCGGGCAACAGCACCACGCGCCCTGGCGGTGCAGGCTCCAACGGCGGCGGTGGTGGCGGGGCCGGTGGCTCTGGCTCGACCGGCTCTGGTGGCGCGTACGCGGGCGGCGCTGGTGGCGCTGGTACTGAGTTCACGGCTGTGGCCGGCGCGGGCGGTGGCGGGGGCGGCGCGTCAGCCGGCTCCAGTGGCGGCGCCAAGGGCGGCGATGCGGGCAACTACGGTGGTGGCGGCGGTGGTGGGTCTAACCGCAGCGGCACCTCTGGCACTGCCGGTGGCAATGGCGCGCAGGGTGTGATCTATATTACGTACACCGGGACCAGCCCGGCGGCGACAACCAACAACTTCATGCTGTGGTTCTGACATGGCCGTTATCGCAACAGTTCTCATCCCCGCCAAGATCTGCGAAGGCACGACCACGAAGCAGTACACTGCCTCAAACGTCACCGCGTTGATCGACAAGTTTACGGCGTCCAATTTCTCCAGCGCGGCCACCACCCTGACGGTCTACCTCGTCACGATGGGCGACACGCCAGGCGACCAGAACACCATCGTGGTGTCCCGCACCATCTCGGCCAGCGAGACGTACACCTTCCCCGAGATCGTCGGCTCGGCCATCCTGTCCGGTGGCTACATCTCGACGCTCTGCGGCGACGGCGCGTCGGTGACGATACGCGCCAGCGGGCGGGAGATCAGCGCGTGACCCTAACGGCGCAGGCAGAAGAGTGGGAAGACGTAAAGCATGAGATCATTCCGTTCCTACACCATCACTGGGAAGAGATGGAACTGAACAGGGACAAGATCCCGCTTGGGGTCCAGTTCGAGGTGTACGACAGTCACGCTGCCGGTAAATCGCTGCTTGTTGTCACCTTACGCAAGGACGGCGAACTGGTGGGGTACTTCTGGGGCTTTCTGATACCGCACGTTCACCACAAAACTTGCTTGACATTGATGATGGACCTATACTGGGTTCACCCATCTGTCAGAGGCAAGGGCCTACCGGGCGTCAAGCTGCTGCGGGAGGTCGAGGCGGAAGCCAAGCGACGTGGGGCGCAGCAAATGTTTTTCGGCAGCAAACTCCATAAAGACTCGTCGCGGCTGTTCGAGTACATGAAGATGGACCCCGTCGAGGTCTACTACAACAAGTGGATAGGAGACTGACATGGCCTCTGCCCTCGGCTCTATCGTTGGCGGCATCATCCAGAGCAACGCTGCCAGCGACGCACAGAGCGCGCAGGAGCGGGCTGCGGCCCGAGCGCGCCGCGACCAGAACCAAGCGTTTGAGCGCCAGGTTCAGCTTCAGGCGCCGTTCCGCGCGGGTGGTCTGTCAGCACTCAACCGCTACCTGACATACTTTGGCCTTGAGACGCCTACGATTTACGCCGGTGGCACCACGACGCCGCCGTCGTTGAATGGCCCAAACGGTAAGCCGCTGAAGGGCCAGGCGCTTGCAGACGCGCAGCGAAACATGGGGCAGCCGCCAGAACTGTCGGTTGATCCTAACGACCCCAATTTTGGCAAGTATTCCCGCGACTTTGGCATGTCGGACTTTCAGGCCGACCCTGGCTATGCCTTTCGGATGTCTGAAGGACTGAAGGCGCTCGATGCCAGCGCGGCATCGCGTGGCGGTCTGCTGTCCGGCAACGCCCTACGCAGCGCCTCGGACTACGGCCAAAAAACCGCCAGCGATGAATATCTGAATGCGTTCAACCGTTATCAGTTGAACCGGAAGAATCAACTTGCACCTCTTGAGACGCTGTTTGGCGGCGCGCACGACTCGGCCAACACGCTGGGGGGCGCGGCGAGCAATCTTGGCAACGCGCTGGCGTCAAACTCGTACCAGCTTGGCAATGTTCAGGCAGCGGGCGAGGTTGCACGCGGCAACGCATGGACAGGTGCAGTTGGCGGCGTTACTGACGCATTGGGCGGCTACAATTTTGGCAGCATGTTTGGCGGCGGCGTTGGCGGCGGGTACAGCATGGGCAGCAACGGCAGGCTGAACCGTTTCGGAGGATAATGGTCATGGCTGAACTTGATCCGTACATCATCTTTCGGCAGAAAGAATATAGCGGCCCCACGCAGGATGAACTTGACGCCAAGCAGGACATGAACGCCCTGCGGAATATGCTGGGCGCTGGCAAGTCCATTGATTCTCCCGAGGTCGTCAATGCCATGATGGCGCGCAATCCCGATATTGGTATGAAGCTGACGTCGAACGCTAACACCATGCAGAATGACGCGGCCACTCGGCAGACCAAGCAGCAAGAAGCGCGGATAGCAAGACTGAATGGGCTGGTGCCCACTGCGCTTGCGATTGCAAAGAACAAGGATCAGCCGGCCTGGAGCCAGTTCAAGGCATACCTACACCAGATAGATCCTGAAGCGGTGATGGGTTACCCCGACGACGTTAACAAGGCCGAAGGGTTTGTGCAAAACTTCATCGACGCGCAGCGCGCCCAGAAGGGTGTCTCGTCGGCGCTTCCGTATCAGGCCACTGAGATGGGCGGGTACCTGCAAAGGTTTAACCGAGCCACCGGCCAGATGGAACTGGTGCTGGACAATGAAGGCAGACCAATGCGCGCCAACGCAATCACGGCGGCAGGGATTGGCGCCGAGTCGCGCGAAGCCGTGGCGGGCATTGGCGCTGATGTTCGGCGCTATGGTATTGATGTCGGTGCCGACACGGCAGCCAAAAGCGAATTGGGGCGGAATGCGCGGCAGGATGCCGCGGCATACTCGCAGGCCGCAAAAGCGGGCGTCACGGGTGCCACGGTCACGCCCGTGGGCGCGGCGGCGCCGTCGCCGGATCAGCCGGGCGTGGCCGCAAGCGTTCCTGAAGCCAAACGCAAGTCTGAACTGCGGGCCGCGCTGCCCAAGGCTCGCGCCAGCCTTTCTGCTACAGAAGATAAGCTGACTTCGCTCGACGCAGATATCGCCTCGCTGATAAACGACCCGGCGCTTGCAAAAATAACCGGCGACGAACTTGCCCAGTACAGAGGCTCTTTCCCGACGCTGTTTGGCCCTGGCGCCGCGCGGGCGCAGGCAAAGCTGAAAGCTATTATAGCGCAAGGCGTTTTCAGCGAATTGGCCGCTATAAAGCAGCAGTCTCCGACTGGCAGCGCGCTTGGCAGCGTGTCCGACAAAGAAGGCGCCTTGCTTGCGGCGGGGTTCGGCGAACTGGCACAGGCTCAAACCGCCAAAGATGTCGTTACTGCGCTCAACAAGATCAGGACCACTTTGGCGCGGTCCAGAGCGCGGCTTCGCGGCGCGTTTGATGAAGAGTACGGGCAGCTTAACACTGCGGGCGGCGCGCCCGCTGGCGGCGCTGCTGCGCCGGCAGGCGAGGTCAACTTTGGGGATCTCAAGTAATGGACGTTCGGCTCCCTGACGGCACTCTCCTTCGCGGCGTCCCCGACAACATCAGCAAGGCAGATCTTGTCGCCAAGCTGAAAAACAACGGGTACGACACCAGCAAGTTGGAGGCGCCCCCTGCTGCGCCCGCAGCGGCTCCCATTGCGCCCCCGGCGGACGTGCCTGAGTCCATGCTGTCCCGCGTTGCCAACGCGCCGCTCGAACTTGCAAAGATGCAGGGCCGCGCGCTCATGGCCGCGCCGGGCAGTGCGCTGAAGTTCGCGGAGGGCATCAAGGAAGCCGTCACCAATCCCGTCCAGACCGCGCAGTCTCTTGGGCTTGGTCTGGCCGGCGGGGCGCGCAACGCCGCGCAGGCGGTGTTACCCAAAGAGGCGTTCGATTTCCTTACGTCGTTCGAGAACGACCCCGAGGCTATCAACAAGGCCGTCGAGGTTGCCAACGCTATCGGAGGCGATTACAAGGCCGCTTACGGTAGCCCCGAGGCAATCAAGCGCACGTTCGAGACAGACCCTGTCCGCATGGCGGGCGATTTGTCCATGCTGTTGAGCGGCGCAGGGCCAGCGGCAAGAGTAGCGGGGATGTCGAGAACCGGCGCCGGTCTGACCCAAGCGGCCACGCTTATAGACCCCGTCATGGTTGGCGCCAGAGGCGGCGCAGCGATAGGGCGTGGCATAGCCAACGTGGCGGCGCCGTTCGTCAACCCCCGCGCCGTGGCGGGCAACGCTTTGCTGGGGTCCATAGACAACCCCACCGCAGTGCTGAACGCGCTGGCGGCCAGCCAAGGCGCGCGGGCCACGCCCGGCTACGCCCCGACGTTCGGTGAGCGTCTGGTGGGTGAGGGCGTGTACGAACCTGGCGCAGCAGGGCTGGAAGCCGGCCTTAACACGACGAACAACCCTGTTGGTCGTAAGGTGTTTGCCCAACGCCAGCAGTCGCTGAACGCACTGAACGATCAATTGGCGCGCATTGAGGACCAGTTGTCCCAGCGGGCAACTGCGGCTACGCCGCAGGGTTTGCAAGATTTGACCGAGGTGCGTAACCAGCTTCTGCGCCGCATCAGTGAAGAGCAGGCTGCGCTCACCAAGCAGGGCACCGACCTTGCCGACATTCTCCCCAACACCGGTCAGCGCGAGCCAGGGCAGGCGCTCATCACGCGGGCCGGCGAATTGGAAGAGAATGCCCGTGCCAATGTCATTAGACCGGCGTATGCGGACGCTTACGCCAAGGCTGGCAGTACACCTATCGACATTGCTGGCGTAACAGATGCGGCGGAAAAAATTCTTGGCCGCAAACTGTCCACTTTCGATCCCAGCACTGCACCTCGGACAGTTCAGGAACTTGCCAAACTTAGCCCTACCGAATTTACTGTATCTGGGTCTGAGTTCCCCACAGGCGTTTCTGGCGGTGGTGGCACGGCTACGCTTCAACAGATCGATGATATTCGCAAAGCCATCAACGCGGATATTGGCGAGGCCAAGGCGGCATCAGGCGCAGGCACTACTGACATCCGGCTCCGCAACCTGAACCAGCTTCACGACGTGTTGGACGAGGCTATCGCCAAAAGCGGTTTGACCGACGAGGCGAAGGCGGCGTATACGGGCGCTGTCAGCAAATATCGCGATGAGTTTGTGCCGCAATTCAAAACCGGCATCCCTGCCGATCTGCGCCGCACGACGTGGCGGAATGAGCCGGGCGTTCTTCCCGACGCTGTGGTTCAGAAGTTCCTCGGATCTGAGCGCGGCGCTGAACAGTTTGGCAATCTGTTCAAAGGTGACCCCAGGGCTGCTGCAAACATGGCGGCGGGCGTCCTCGATCTGTTCCGCTCCAAGGTGATTGACAAGACCACTGGCGCGGTGAACTCCGCAATGGCGGATGCGTTCATTAAACAGTACGGCGACAATTTGGATGTACTCCAGCAGGCCGGCATCGACATTCGCGCCGGCATTAACGATGTCCGCAATCAGGCCGCTAAGTTGGAAGGCAAGGCTGGTGAACTGAGCGACCTACAGGGCGCGCTTAAGGCGCCCGAGACTGCGGTTGAATTGGTGGACGCCGCGTTGAAGTCGCCCAAGTTGATGGGCAACGCGATCAGCCGGCTCGATAAGGCTGGCCGCGCGGCGTTTGGCGGTGAGTTGACCAATCGTGTCCTCGACATGGTCAAAGCAGGCAAGCACGAAGAGGCGCTGAAGTTCTTGACCGAGAACGAGGACGCACTCCGCACCGGCATGGGCCGCAAGGGCGCGTACGACGATCTGGTGGACATGGCGAACTCTGGCCGCGACCTTGCGGCGGTAGTCAAGGAGGCCCCCAAGACCATCACGCCTAGCACGGCGCGCGACCTGTCGGCGTTCTCTGATGCAGAATTGACGGATCTGGCTATGGTGGCCGAGGACATCCGGCGCGGCAAAACGGTTGAAGAAATGGCGGGCACCGGCAGCAGGCCCGGCCCGGCGTATAAGGCTGGTTCTCAAGCCGCTGCCGAAACGGGCACAGCAGCGGCAGACCTTCCAGGGCTTACCAATAAGGTGTACTCAGTCACCCGCAACATCATCAAACGCGTCGAGAGCCGCATCAACCGCAAAGCGGCAGCGGAACTGGCGTACGTCATGTACACCAACCCTGACGCGGCGGTTAAACTGATAAACGAGGCGCTGGCCCGCAAAGGCAAAACAGCCAGACCGGCGCAAGATCTGCGTGGCGTCACGGCGGCTGGCGCGGTAACTAATGCAATGGCCCCCGAAAACCAGAACGCGATGGCACAGTGATGGAACCTCAAATCCTCTTCAACATCGCTGTCGGTCTGTCCGGCTTCTTTGGTGGCTGGGCGCTCACGCGCATCTATCACGCCATCGACCAGTTGGACGGGGACGTGCGGAAGATGCCGCATGTTTACGTCAGCAAGGACGACTACAGGTCGGACATTGGCGACATCAAAACGATGCTCGGCAAGATCTTCGACCGCCTGGACAACAAGGCCGACAAATGATTGAGATCCATCCTGATCTGGCGCGCGTCGTCCAGCGTCTGACCGACGAGGGCGTTGCGTTCAAGGTCATCGAGGGCGTGCGGTCGTTGGAACGGCAGAAGATGCTGTTCGCATCCGGCAAGTCCAAGACCATGAACTCGCGCCATTTGACCGGCCACGCGGTCGATCTGGCGCCTCTGGTGATGGGCCAGATCCACTGGGACTGGCCTGCGTTCCACATCTTGGCGGCAGCCGTAAAGGCCGCCGCCAAGGCTGAGAACGTGCCCCTGGAATGGGGCGGTGATTGGACTAAATTTCCTGATGGTCCTCACTGGCAGCTTCCGTGGGCGGCGTACCCAGCCGATCCGCCACCAGCATAGCGTAGCCTGCGATGTCCACCCAACTGTCGGGGTAGTTGGGGTTGCCGTTCATGATCCTGCCAATCTTGACCGCGATCATGTCCAGCGCCTCGCGCTGATCCTGCTTCAGCTTGCCCCAGTTCGGCCAGACGCGGTACGCGTCCTTCAACGCCTGCGAGATGGCGGACAGGTCGGTAAACTTGCCGTAATCCTTCTCACGGTCTGTCAGTGTCTGCGTCACGTCGGTCATTTCAAATCCCTTCCCATGGTGATGTTGCGTTGTGCCCTGACCTGATGGTTGGGCCAAGTCCAGCACTCGCCGGTCTTGTCGTCAAAACAGACCCAGAGCAGATCGTACTCAGGCCCGTAGTCCAGAAGGACGTGCGCCAGCGCCTTGCCATTAGGCGTGGTCAGCGGTATCGGCGGGTTCAGTTGCAACATGTTCAAGTCCCTCAATGTGGCGCACCGCGCACAGGTAATGCCCTGGCCCCCACTGCCAGCAGCCGGGCGCGTGGGTGCCGACGCGCTCCAGCCAGTTCTGCTCCCACTTGAGGCACGCGGTCAGGCGCTCGATCTCGGCCTGCGCCGTTCTGAGATGTTCATTCCAGTGCTGGTCTTTGGCGCGCAGTTCCTCGATCTCGTCCGCCGCGTCTTCCATCACGTCGCAGATGCACATCACGACCGACACGCAGCCGGTGTTTGGTAGGCACACAGCCTCCTTTAGCCTCATCACGATGTCAGGCATTTCATGATCTCCTTCCGTTCGCGCTTCGCGCGCAGGATGCAGTAACGCTGGTGCAAGATCCGCAGCGCGGTGCGCCGGGGATGCTGGCTGACCATCTCCTCTTCAAGCAACTCCTTGACGCGATCCTCGCCCAGTACCTGGCACGCATCCGCCAGTACCCTTATGCCTTTGAACGCCATGCCTTCAACTCCTCTATGGCTAGATTGGACATGTCGCGCTTGTCTTGCAGCGCGTCCCACATACGTTCGTCGATGGTCCCGCTGGACAGCAGCGCATAGCACCACACGGGTTTGGTCTGACCGCCCCGGTGCAGCCGGCCCACGGTTTGCTCGTACAGTTCCAGCGACCACGGTAGCGACATGAACACCATGTGGTGCCCGCCGTGTTGGAGGTTCAGGCCGTGGCCGGCGCTCTTGGGGTGGATCAGCAGGATCTCGATCTCGCCCGCGTTCCACTTGTCGATAGCGCCCGGCATGTCCACGGTCCACGCGTGCGGGTACGTCTCGCGCAACTGTTCCAGTTCAGCCCTGAAGTTGTAGACGATGATGGTGTTGGCGCGCTGGTTGCCCTCTAAGATCTCGTCCAGCGCATCCATCTTGCCGTGGTCGAGCCACGCCGTGCCCGTCGCACCGTAGGCAAAGCCTGACGCCATCTGTTGTAATTTGCCCGAGAGCGCCGCGCCGGTTTCCGCCGTGACCCAGTTGTCGCCCAGTTCCAGCAGCATCTTCTTCCGAAAGTCATTGTACTCATCGATGGTGGACAACGGATTCCACATGGGCACCGCGTGCAGGGGCGGCAGCTTGTCGGCGTATTCGCCAGGCTCCAGCACGTAGGTGACCGGGCGGATGCGCGCCATCACGCTTTCCAGCGCACCCGGCAGCGGCGCGTACTGCTTGTGGATGGGGTCGATGCAGAAGAAGTATTGCTGCTGGAACGCGCCCTTCGCCCGGCCCAGCAGCGCCATGTCCACGATCTTGCACTGGCCGAACACGTCTTCGAGGCCGTTCGACGTGAACGACCCGGTCAAGCCCCAGCGGACGTTGATGTGCTTGATGGCCTTCTCGATGGCCTTGAAGCGCACGCCGCTGGGGTTCTTCAGCCGGGTCAACTCGTCGAACACCACGCCGTCGAAGCTGGACAGGTCCGCCCCCACAATGCTGTCGTAGTTGGCCGCGACGATGCAGGCGTCGGACGCGAACGCTGCCGCGCGCACGGCGGGCGTACCCACCGCCACGGCTACCTTCAGATGGGGTGCCCACTTCTCGGCCTCGACCGGCCAGACGCTGACGCAGACGCGCTTAGGCGCCAGCACCAGCCACCGCTTGACCAACCCTTGGCCCAGCATGTCGGCCATAGCGGCCAACGTGATGGCCGTCTTGCCAGCGCCCACGGGCGCCAGCACCATGGCCCGGTCGCGCTCGAACAGGAAGTCCGCCGCCTCTTCCTGGTAGGGGCGCAACTTCATGACCACTGTTCCGCCATAGCGCGGGCTATGCCGGGAAAGAACCGGCTGCGCTCCTTCCACCGATCTGGGCCTGGCGGCATCCGGTGGACGCGGGCCTCGCGCCCGGCCACGATGTCAGTCGGCACCAGCGTCGGGAGGTTCTTCAGCCACAGGCACGTCCGCTTGGTTTCGCCATGACCAAACTCGTAAGGCTGCACCGACTGAGCCGGCGGCGCGTAATTGACGATCCTGATCTTGGCGTGCCGGTGCATAACAGGGTTTTCGACCGCAATCCGAGGTATGGGCGCGTTCCAGAATGCACTGAACAGCGCGGCGCCTTCTTCCAACTCTTCCCACATGCTTTCTTTGGTGCGGCTGGGCGGCGGCTCGTGCAACCACCGTACACCGCTGTTGCACAGCCGCGTGCAGGGCGGGTGCGCCACGATTAAGTAGTCCCAACCGTCGTTAAGAATGCCGCGCGCGTCGCCTTGGATGTGCCTGTTTGACCCGTCCTCGCTGGGCAGCAGATCACACGACCACGCGTCGTGACCGCGCTCCAAAAACGCATTCCGCACCGTCCCTGAAAACTCGCACGCGATCAAGATTCTAGCCATGCGTCCACATCCTCCTTCGACCATATGGTCCGATACTGCATCCCCAACTCGGCCATCCGCCGCGCAAACAGTACTTGCAGCGGAGATAGCCGGCCGCCGGGCGCCTTCACCTCGATAAACCAGACGACGCCGCCGGGCAGCAGCACCAACCTGTCCGCGACCCCGGCATGGCCGGGGCTCACGAACTTGTAGGCGGTGCCGCCCAGCGCCTTAACGCGCACCCGTAAGTGCGCCTCGATGTCTCGTTCTTTCATAGGTCACCCTACCGGAAGATTTTTGTTGACGCAAACATTTTTCTAGCGGAAAGTCAGGCATCGACAACGAGGGCTGACATGCAACACTCAACTATCGTAGGCGGCAGCACGGCTAAGCGGGTGATGAACTGCCCCGGCTCGGTCGCGCTGGTCGCCAAGATGCCGCCGCAACCGTCGTCGTCCTACGCGGACGAGGGCACCCTGCTGCACAACACCATTGCGGAAATCCTCGACAAGGGCGTGGCAGCGTCAGACTATCTGGGTACAACGTACAACGGCATCGAACTGACGTGGGATCTCATGTCGGCGAAGCTGATCCCGGCGCTGGAGTTACTGAATGAGATCGACCCCGACAGTATCATGGAATTTTCAGTCGAGAACCGCGTCGGTTTTGGTGACCGTTTACCTGGCGTGTTTGGTAGCACCGATCTTCTGTGTCGCGTTGGTGATAGGGCTATCGTCTTGGATTGGAAGTTTGGCGACGGCGTCACGGTTGAGGCCGAAGAGAGCGAACAGCTTATGTTCTACGCCGCCGCCGCCCTCCGCACCGAGGGTCTGGAATGGTGGGCCGAGGGGGCCAAGTCGCTTGAACTGGTGATCGTCCAGCCTCCGCACATCCGGCGCTGGACGACCACGTTCGCGCGCATCGACAAGTTTGAGAAGGATCTGGTGCGTGCGGTGAAGGTAGCCAAAAAGCCCGACGCGCCGCTGGCGTCCGGTGACTGGTGCCGCTGGTGCGCGGCCAAGCCGGTCTGCCCGGTAATGACCGGCGCGCTCGACCGCGTGGTCAACAGCCAGCTTGAAGGTATCGACGCCGCCAAGATTGGCGAGTATCTTCAGAAGGCAGACATGCTTGAGGACTGGGTCAAGTCGCTGCGCGAACTGGCGTTCCAGATGCTGGAGGCCGGTAAGCCGGTGCCGGGCTACAAGCTGGTCGCCAAGCGTGGCACGCGGAAGTGGCGCGACCCCAGTGTGGCCTACGGCGCCCTGACGGCGCTGGGCCTGACCGACGCCGACGTGTGGGAGCCAGAGGAACTGCTGTCGCCCGCCAAGATGGAGAAAGTCCTCAAGAAACAGAAATTGGCGCTCCCCGACGATCTGGTCGAGAGCGTCTCATCAGGCAACACGCTGGCACCCGAGGCTGATCCTCGCCCAGCGGCGTTGACGTTCGGGCCGCATCTTCGTGCGGCCCTCTCGAAACTCTCATAACGGACAAACACACATGACTGACATCGTAAAGTTTGCTGGCGCGGGTCTGCCCAGCGCAAAGTCCCTCTCCTCCGCTCTGCGTTCTATGAACGCAGGGACCGACACCAGCGGCGGCATGGTCATCCTCAAGATGGACAAGACCGGCCATTGGGTTTTCGGTAAAGATCAGGACGAGGTCGAGGAAGGCAGCCGCTGGGCTGTCAACCCCATGTCCTTCGTGCATGGGTATATCGCATGGGGCGAGGGCGTGGTCCTGTCTGAGAAGATGGCGCCTGTCTCCGAGCCTCTGCCCGAGACTGGTCCTGTACCCGCTGGCGCTGCCCGTGGGTGGGAGGTCCAGGTCGGCGTCAACCTCCGCTGCGTGAGCGGCGAGGACGAGGGCATGGAAGCCCGCTACACGGTGACCAGCGTGGGCGGCCGCAAGGCTGTCACTGCACTGGGTAACCTGATTGCGGACCAGGTCGACAAGGACGAGAAGCACATCGTGCCCGTCGTCCTGCTGAAGAAGGAACACTATCAGCACAAGTCCTACGGGCGCATCTACACGCCCGTGTTTGAGGTGCTGAAGTGGGTGGCACTGACCGGCGATACTACGCCGCCGGTCGAAGAGGCTCCCGAGGCCGCAGCCAGCGACGAGGGCGTCCAGCCCCGCCGTCGTCGCCGCAGCGCCTAACACGGGAGTGCGAAAGCCGGCGGGCGGGTTGTCTCCCCCCAAGCCCGCCGGCGAGTAGCGCACCATGATACTCTGGATCGATTTTGAGACGCGCTCCCGTTGCGATTTACGGACGCGAGGCGTCTACAACTATGCCCAGCACGGCAGCACCGAGGTGCTGTGCATGTCCTACGCCTTCGATGATGAAGAGGTGCGGACGTGGTTGCCGTGGCAACCATTTCCCGAACGGGTATATAGCCACCACGGCCAGATCCGCGCGCACAATGCCGCCTTCGAGCGGCTCATCTTCTGGTATGTACTAGGCCAGAATTTTGCCCTCGGACAGTTCTACTGCACCGCCGCACAGGCCCGCGCCAACTGCGCGCCTGGCTCGCTGGAAGACGTGGGCCGGTTTGCTGGCGCGGGTATGAAGAAGGACCACCGGGGCAACCAGTTGATCCGCGCCTTGTCGGTGCCGCAAAAGGATGGCACGTTCAGGTCGGACAACAAGTTGCTGGCCGAGATGGTCGAGTATTGCGAACAGGACGTGCGGGCTACCCGCGCCTTCTCGCGCGTCATGCGTGACCTGACGCCCATCGAACTGGCCGAGTACCACGTCAACGAACGGATCAACGACCGGGGCGTCCTGCTGGACCTACCTCTGGCCGTGGCCGCACAGGCGTACGCTGCCAAGGAACTAGACGAGATCCAGCGGGTCGTCGTTGAGGTGTCTGAAGGGGCGCTCACGTCTGTGCGGTCACCCAAGATGCGCCAGTGGGTCTGGGACCGGGTCGGCCCCGAGGCCCGCAAGCTGATGGTGGGCAAAGAGGGCAAGGTCAGCATTGACAAGAACGCCCGCGCGTCCCTGCTGGTGCTGGCCGACGAGAATACCGACGAGGTGCCGGTCGAGGTTGCCGAGGTCATTCAGTGCGCCGACGATCTGTGGGCCAGCAGTGTGGCGAAGTTCCAGCGTTTGGCCGGGCTGGCCGACGAGGAAGATCACCGCGTGCGCGGTGCGTTCGTGTTTGCCGGTGGCTCTGCCACGGGCCGGGCGTCGTCCTACGGCGCTCAGGTCCATAACTTCGCCCGCGTCTGCGCCAAGGAGCCAGAGGCGGTGCGTGCCGCCATGGTGGCCGGTGCGCCCATCGTGCCGCAGTACGGGCGCCGGGTAACTGACGTGCTGAAGGGTATGCTGCGCCCGGCGCTGCTGCCCGCCCCCGGCAAGCATCTGGTGGTGGCCGACTGGGCCAGCATCGAGGCGCGGGTCAACCCGTGGCTGTCGGGGCTGGGCGAGGCGAAGCTGCGCCTGTTCGAGACGGGTGCTGACATTTACAAGACCAACGCCAGCGCCACGTTCGGCGTGCCGGTCGAGGCCGTTACCAAGGACCAGCGCCAGATCGGCAAGGTGCAGGAACTAGCCTGCGGGTTCGGCGGTAGCGTGGGCGCGTTCGCCGCCATGGGCCGGGTCTACGGGCTGCTGATGCCCGAGGCCGAGGCGCGGGTTATGGTCAACGGTTGGCGGCGCGCCAACCAGTGGGCCGTCCATTTCTGGGGCGCGCTGGAGCGGGCGTATACCGCCGCCATGCATCACCCTGGCCGTGAGTTTAGCGCCGGTCACATCACCTACCTGTTCGACAAGCAGCACCTTTGGTACATGCTGCCTAGCGGTCGCATTCTGTGCTACCCCTACGCCCGGCTGGGCGAGGACGGGCTGTCTTACGCCAAGGCGGCGTGGAAGCCAGCGCAGGACGCCAAGACGTGGCCGAGGGCAAGGCTTTGGTCCGGTCTGGCGTGTGAAAATGTCACGCAGGCCGTCGCACACGACATATTGAGACACTCACTGACCGTATTGGACGGCCACGCACATGATGTGGTGTTGCACGTCCACGACGAGATTGTGATCGAAACGGACGATCCGGCCCGTGCAAAGGCGGATCTAGAGCGTATCATGTGTACCCCGCCAGGCTGGGCTAAAGGGCTACCCCTTGCCGTCGAGGTATCCACCATGGAGAGGTATGGCAAATGAATTTTGTCGAGTACATCACCAGTCTGGCACCCGAGGGCGAGACGGCGTTGCTGGTCCAGCAGAAGGCAATCATGCGTGACGGCGTCCAGAAGACGCACGGCGACGGCACGCTGGCCTACACTTGGCCCGCCTATCTGCCAGGCCGCAAGACAGACGGCGCTTGGTACATGAACACTGGCTGCTTCATGCTGGACCGCTTCCGCGACGGCAAGCCGTCCGCCAGCAGCGCCAATGCTGCCTTCGTTCTGTGCATGATGCTGGACGACGTGGGGACCGAGAAGGCACCGAACACGCCGCCCCTGCCGCCGACATGGGTGATGGAGACAAGCCCCGGCAGCTTCCAGTGGGGCTACGCCTTCAGCGCCCAACCATCCACGGGCGACTATACCGCCGCCATCAAAGCCATAGCGGCGGCGGGCTACACAGACCCCGGCGCTACCAACGCCGTCCGCAACTTCCGCATACCGGGGTCCATCAATCTGAAGCCCGGTCGTGATAGCTTCGCAAGCCGGCTGGTCGAGTTCCATCCTGACAGAGAATATTCTTTGCCCGAGATATGCGAGGCGCTGGGCGTCACGCCAGACGAGGCCGACACCGCCAGCCACAAAACACTGCGTCTGGCCGACACGGGCGCGGACACGGTCCTGCAATGGCTGAACGAGCATGGGCTGGTGCTGTCACGCACCAACGCCGAGGGCTGGTGCGGTGTGGTTTGCCCCAACAATGCGGCGCACACGGACGGGCAGATCGAGGCCAGATATCGCCCGCTCGACCGCTCGTTTTGCTGCTATCATGGGCATTGTGAGGATCTGAACAGCACGGCGTTCCTTGACTGGGTGTTTGAACAGGGGGGCCCAAGGGTCCAGCACGGGCTGCGGAACGAATTGCTGGCCGAGCGCATGGCGAAGGTACGGGAGCGCCTGACGCCCACCGACGAGTTTCCCGACGCCGCCGCCGCGCGGGTGGCCGAGGTGGACCGGGCAGAGATGGGCCGGATCGAGCGGGCAGCATGGTACGAACGTTTTGCCTACATCATGGCCGACAACGGCTACTTCGATCTGGAGACGCGCCGCGATCTGACCCGCGCCAACTTTGATGCGCTGTTCCGGCACATCGCCTGCAAGTCGATCCGGTCTGGCCGCGCCGTCGAGGCGTCCGTGGCCTATGACGAGAACCGCCAGGGCGGCGGTGGGCGCACCCTGCAAGGGCTGACCTACGCCCCCGGCGAGACGGCGCTGGTCTACCGATCGGGCGACGTCTATGGCAACACATGGCTGAACGCCAGGCCGGCGGTGACGGGCAGCGGCGACGTGTCGCCATGGCTGGAGCATGTCGAGGCTCTGATACCCGAGGCGGTCGAGCGTGAGCATGTGCTGGACGTGTTGGCCTTCAAGGTCCAAAACCCTAGGATAAAGGTGAACCATGCTATCTTACACGGAGGCGACGAGGGTATTGGGAAGGACACATTATATGCCCCCTTTATCTGGGCAGTATGTGGACCCGATCTCAAAAACTACGGTCTGGTGGACGGTAAGAAACTCGACAGTGATTTTGACTACCATTACCAGTCCGAAGTCGTCGTCCTTAACGAATTGCGGGAGACGGACGCGAGCGCCCGTCGAGCCTTGGCAAACAAACTCAAACCTATCATCGCCGCGCCGCCTGACGTGATCTCGATCAACCGCAAGAACCGCGCGCCCTATGACCTGGTCAACCGGCTGCTGGTGCTGGCGTTCACAAACGATTACGTCCCCCTGACCCTGCCGACGCAGGACCGGCGCTGGTTTGCCGTCTGGTCCACCGCCGCGCGCCTGTCTGCCGAGGCGTCTGTACGGCTCTGGTCTTGGTACAAGGCGGGCGGGTTTGAGGCGTGCGCGGCTTGGCTGTACGCCCGCGACGTGTCTGCCTTCAATCCTGCCGCCGCGCCGCCGGTCACGGACTGGAAGCGCAATCTGGTGGAGAGCAGCATGAGCGCAGCAGAAGGGTACTTGTTGGAGTTGATGGAGACGCGCCGGGGCGAGTTTGCCAAGGGTGTCGTTGGCGGGCCATGGCACGCCGTCTGTTCGCGCTTGGCGGCGATGGCGCCCGCCGGTACCTTCATAGGCCCGAATAACCTGTTCCACGCGCTGAAGGAGGCGGGCTGGAAGGATCTGGGGCGCGTGTCGTCTGGGGAACTACCGACAAAGAAGCACTTGTTTGTTGCGCCCGACATGGCCCGTATGAGCAAATCAGACTTGCGGCGCATGGTCGAGCCACCAGCGCCACCCACCCTTAGCGTTGTGAAAGGATCTGGATAATGGACCCTGTAAGCGCAGTAGCCGGTCTGGCTGAAACCCTGATAAGCCGGATCTGGCCCGACCCCGCCGCCCGCGCCAGCGCAGAGGCGCAGTTAGTCAAGGCGCAGATGGATGCCGCCATAGCGGGCGTGCAGCAACAGATCGACATAAACAAGATTGAAGCCGCCAGTAGCAGCGTGTTTGTCGCTGGCTGGCGTCCTGGCATTGGCTGGATCTGCGGCGCGGCGTTCGCGCTCCATTTTGTGATCCTGCCCCTACTTAGCTGGTTGGCGGTCCTGTTCGGGCATGACCCCATCGTGGTCCCATTTGACATGGGCACGCTGATGACCGTCCTCACGGGCATGTTAGGCCTTGGTGGGCTTAGGACGTTCGAGAAGGTGCGCGGCGTGGCGGCGAAATAGAACCCATCCGCCAAGGAACGCCGCTGGGCCATGGTGCGCGTGCGTTCCTTGGCAGATGGGGGGTGGGGGCAGCATCCGGCGCTTGCGCTGCCCCCTACACGCGATGGCAGGGGACTAGAACCCTGCCCGCCGGACTAATCCCGATAGCT